TAGCGGGGGTGGTGTAAGTTCCAGAGCCAGAGGTAAATTTTTGAACTGTTACCGCCGCCCTGGCAGAAATAGCCTGACTGGTTCTAAGCGCAGTCATGCCTAGAGTGTTCTCAGTGCCGGCTTCGGCTTGGGCTTGACTAGCTATGTTTGCCAATCTGGCTTGCTCGCTTCTAAGCGGGCTCATATAAGCAGTGTTCTCAGTACCAGCCTCAGCCTGTGCCTGGGTAGCAAGAGCTGCAGCTGTAGTTGTTAGTGGAGTAGTTACTATCCCGTCACCTGCTGCATTGATTTGAAAGACCTCAAGAGCTGTTAAAACCGTAGGGAGTGTAGTGCTAAACGACCCGGTAGACCCTTCCGCCAAAGTTACTGTTCTAGTTAACTGATCACTAACTCTTTGGGTGAGCATCACTCCTCTGTCGAAAGCTTTCTCTGTCTCTTCGGCAGGACTAGAATCATTTGCTACCAAATCTAAAGGCTGGGTTTGAGAGGGATCTCGGTATATCACCAAACTATCGCCGGTGGCTGGCGCGGTCACCATTGTAACTGTTCCGCCCGCTTGAACGGTAGCCCCCGCGACAGTGTAGTCGGTAGTTATGGTTTGTAGCGTTTCAACTCCCAACGCACTCACTAATGTAACTACTAAATCAGCGTCAGCTAAGAAGTAGTATGGAAAACTAAACGCCGCGGTCGCTCCATTTCCTGAAAATTCCACTCGGCTGATTGTTGTTGATAAAGACATACGTTACTCCCTATTTATCTTTAAAGTTCTCTCTTACTTCTTCGATCACTTTGTTGCCCTGTTTGGCGGTTTCAATCATACTTAAATATAACCCATCAATCATCTGTCTCTTCTCGTCAGGTTTGATCTCAGGGTTCTTGCTTATCATTCTAACCATATCTGCCAAGCTTGTAAGAGCTTTCATCATTCTAACCGGGATTGCGAGCAGTTCCTGATTTTCATCTCTTAGCATTTCTTTCTGCATAGATTCGAAGTCACCCCTAGACTTTAGGTTTGCAACCGTAGCTCTAAACTCTTCTGATTTCTCTAGGTTATCGTAGAAATCTTGTATAGAATTCGCCCCAGAACTAGGGTATCTGACTACAAAAGCCTTAACAAAAGGTACATCTTTCAAGGTATCCGAAGGCTTTATGGGGTCAGGAATAACTCCAGACTCTAATAGAGCTTTGTCTGCAATCTGCAAAGCGTAAGATCCTATGGCTCCTCCCCAGGACCTTACATAATTTTGTAAGACGATGGGAGATGCCAAATCAGTCTGTCTATCTACGGTGGCGATCATGCCTCCTAGAAGCTTAGCTGTGTCTGACGTGTATTCAACAAACTGATACTCTGGAAGTATCTTCTTTAAGTGGTGAGGAACTAAAGCTCTACCAGTGAACACACTCTTATTAAAATATTGCTCCGCTGCAGGAAGTATTGCGTCAGGAACAAAGCTTGGAGTTATTAGCCCAACAACTGTCTCATTAAAGTTCTTAAAAGATTTAGGGTTGTCGGTGAAAAAAGCATCTAGCACTCTCTCAGGTACCGTTCCGAAAACGATACCTAGTTCTTGAGGCTTAGGTATTCTGTATATTATGCCCTTGTTTATGCTTTTGGTTCCATCAGGATTGTCTCTAATTACACTAGCAGGGGACGTTGCTAGATCAGCTGGCGTCGCCACCTGCCAATCATCTGTAGCAATGATCCAGTTAAGATCTTTCTCCCACCTAGGGATCTCTTGCACTCTGGCGTCGTCTTTATTTGCCCACCATAAAAGCACAGAGGGTGTGGTTATGTATGCGGTTGACCTGACTAGCATCCCTGAAGGGTCTTTCTTAAAAGACCTAACAGTTTTATCTAGTCCTTGAATACTTACGTTCATAAATGCAGTAATAGAATTAAGTGCCGAGATCTTTGCGCCAACCCTTTGGAAATCAAGGGTCACTTCTCTGGAGGCAAATCCACCAGCTACATCGCCTCTCGTCTTACGCACCTTTTTGAATTCAGCCAATCTAGGGGATTGCTCAGTTAATGTGCCAGCAACCCTCATAAGCTCAACAGGTTTTGATATCAAGTTTCTTGCAGAATTCATAAACCCCGTCTGCTCTTGAAGCTTGTATATGTTTTGCTTTATGTAGCTTTCATTTATTTTAAGGAAAGCACCGTTGGCTCCTCCTGACTTCATCCAATCCCAGTAAACTTTGTCTTGGGTTATCACGTTCTTGGCCGCAGCCATAACATCTATTGGGGTTATCTTCGCTTCAGACTGGACACCAGCCTGCACTATATCTCTGATACCGTTCTTAGTAATGAATTCAGGAGTGAAGGTAATACCTATCTTCTTAACAGAAGTGATAGCTGCCATGGTTTTGAAAAGCATACCTGCCGCAATACCATCTCCGCCTAGAGTCTTTATGGCTTGAGCTAAGTCAGGAGTAGATTCCCAGATCTCCACCTTACCGTCTCGGTAAAGCGCAAACTGACTGTCCGTTAAGTTCTTCTGGGCTGATCTATAGAAGGTCATAGGAGCTGCAAGCTCAGGGTCTACCCCTTGCTTCTTAAGCTGGGCGGCCACTTCTTTTTCTGACACCTTTATTTTTTGCATAGACGCTTTAACTTTTGTAATTAAAGTCTGCCCATCCGTAGCCTCTGCCAACTCTATTAAGGCTTTGACGGGGCGGTTAGCCTCAGCCATCTTAATCAGTTCCAAAGTATTCTCTGCAATAGACATCACAGGCTGCTGGATTGCCTTATCACTCCCCCTTAATTTCTTAAGTGAGCCAGCCTTTGAGCCGGTTACTTTCTTATTTACAGTACCTGCGTCTTCAATCTCTAAGATTCTTTTAAAAGGTACGTAGTCCTTATTCATTTCTTTTATCTTAGTGATGTCTGCTTTGCTCATTATGCCGGCGTCTGCAACGTACTGAAGTACATCGTTTTGGAACTCAACCATTCTCTTGGCTGCGCCGTCATACTTTATCTTGTTCTCCATAACGACTTTCTTAGCCGTAGCGGCGTCAAAGCCGAGCTTCTCTATGCCTTGACCTGTCTTTTCTAGGACTCTCTTTGAGATCATGTAGGCTTCTAAGGTTTTAACATCCTCCACAGAGTCGAGAATACTTCGAAGACCTGGGCCTTTTACCTGCCTAGTTTTGAAATCAATTGTTCCTTCCCTAAAGAAATGGATAGTCTTGGCGGCAGCGTCGTTGGCCATCCGAGAAAGAATGTAAGGGTTGTTCTCTGCTAAAAGAGTCTCACCCTTTAAAGCCTTGGTGGCCCGGTTGATGGGGTCAAGTCTGTCTACAAAGTCAGTGTATAGTTTATCTGTATCAGGTAGCTTGATTTTCTTGCCTGACGTTTTCTCTCCCACGTTCTCTAGTATCTTATTAACGCTTTCGCTTCGGGGAGTTGTTGGTTCTTTGAGCTTCTTAACTTCTCTAAGAGATTTCAGCTCCTTGATGTCGGCGGCCTTTGCTAGATCGCTACGAGTGAAAGCTTCAAGTGATTTAGGTATTTCAATGTTTCTAGACAACAGCTCCTGTTTTAGTACAGGGTTTGCTTTTGCTTGGGCTGCCACCTGCGAAGGCTTTATGCCTGTCTTTGCATAGATGTTCATAATCTTTGGAACTAGATTGTCTTTTGCTTTTCCAATAGGCTTGGCGGTGACAGCTCCTACAACCTTGAGGCCTCCAATAAGAATGGCCGCATCTATGAAGTCGTCTGAGTTAGGTGCTTCGCCTTCAAGTCCTTTGCCCACTGTGACCATGGTGGACACTTCAGCCATCAGAGTTGTGGCAGTTTTTATCAAGGCAGGTGCTGCAGTTTTTGCTACGGCCCCACCAACTGCTGCGCCCGCCCCACCAGTGGCAGCGCCAATGGCTCCGCCCTTCATGGCCTTAATGAATGAAGCTGCCGACATGTCCCAAAACTCACTGAAATCTTTTATTTCTCCACGCTGATAATACTGCATAAGCATTTCGCGCATACCCTCTGGAAGTGCAAAGGCTCCCGCTGCCATGCCTACTCTTGATCCAACCACTGCAGATACGGGTGCCGCAAGCGGCACCCCAACGGCCACGGCCCCTCCACCTCCAGCTACTGCGCCAGAAATTCCACCGACAAGGCCTCCTGCGATCATGGCAGGTAGATCCCCAGCAAGGGTTCCCATTTGAGAAACAATCCTCATGGCGCGTTCTGCGTCCTCTGGCAACACTGTGTCTGGCACCTCACCTTGAGCGACGAGACCTGTCACTGACATATCCCACCCAGCTTCAAAGGCTTCCAAGAATCCTTGAGCTTCTTCAGGCTCCGCTTGAATCTGTCCAGGTTCCCCTGGAGGTCCTTGCGGCTCAACCGGCTGCTCACCTGGAAGTTCATCTGTGGTTTTTGTAGTCTGTGCTGGCTTTTTAGTATTGAGCTTTGAATTATATAGAGCATCAACAGGGGCCGCGTTTGGTTGAACGTCCCCGAAATATTCATTAACTTCAGTTCTAGAAAAGCCCGCTCCCTTAAGAGTGGTCGCAGTTTCGGATTCCCAATCAGAAATTTCCTGTTGGCCAAACCCTGCCTGTACGAGTTGCTTCTTCTCTAGTAATCCTGGTGCATCTGCCATTACTTACCTTTGGTTCGCTTTAGATAATCGGCTGCGCTCTCGCCTGATTTTCTTTTCTCAGCCACTGGTGCGGCATTCTCTGCGCCCGTACCTTGAAAAGATCTAACCTGACTTTGTATAATCTGTAGGGGGGTCTTTGCGTAGCTATCAGCTATGCGCCCTAAGAAATTCTTATTAGATGGGTCGGCCATCTCTCTAACGGAGACGCCCTGTTTCTTAAGAGTCTCTGTTGCCTCTTGAAGCTCTGCCAAATATTCCTGGTACAAAGCATCTCCCTCTGGGTCAGCTAATCCAATCAAAGGATTGGTCTTAGTGATTCGTCTCTTTGCCCCGTCCTGCATAGACTTAAAGAGCTCTTGCTCTCGTTGCCCCTCGACAGTGCCAGACTTTTGAAACAACTTATTAAGTCTCGTGTTATCTGCAAAAGTTATGCCCCTGCCAAGGTGAGAAGATATCTCTTTCTCATCCCGTATCTTGTCTGGGTTTAGCACCTCTGCCCCGCTGGCATCTCTTACAAATTCAGGGGCCTGTATTCTATCGATCAAACCAACCATAAGCCCATGGTTGGTCCTCATAGGCTTTGCGTTTTGTTGCTTCAACCTGTCTACCCAGAATCTTTTACTTGGAAAATCCAGGGTGTTATTTCCTAGTACATCTTTAGTGGAGAGATCGCCCTTGTCTGCCAAGTCTAAAAACTCTTCATTGATAAGACTGATTTTTTCTTTCTTAAGCTGCAAAGCCTTTTGGCGTATACGCTCTTTTTCTACTTCAATGGCGAGAAGATGTTGATCGGCTTCGCCAGTCATCTGCTTTTTAAGATCGCCGCTCATCACATCTGCAAACTCTGGAGTATCTATTTTCTCTTTGGCATACTCAGGGTTTAACTTCATCCAACCACGAAGCGCGTTCTTTGCCAGCTCCTTATTTGTGTCTCTCTTCATCTCCATAGCACTGGCCGTGTCTAAACCGTTTGGCCCTATGAGTGCATCAATCGAATCATCGTTGAGCTCTTTAGTAAGAGCGTAAGAGGAAGGGTCAGAGAGAAGAGTTGTAGTTCTTCTATTAGTAGCGCTGATGACATCATCGACTGCCTTCTGTCCTGCGAGCTGTGCTTGACCCTTTTGAGCTGCAATGCCGTAATGGCTTTGAAGCTTTGCAGAACTCTCAGCGGCCAGCCGTTGGGCCCTAGGAGTAGCAAGGCCTTCAGACATAGTAGACAAACTCTCCTTAGCTAGCTGAGAAAAGTTCTCCGCTATCTTGTCGTCGCCAGGGTCTGAAGTTCTTAATGTTTCGTCTAAACCAGTAGAGAGTTTCTCCTGCTGCTCTGCGACCCTTACGTTAAGATCACTTACTTCGCGGCGCTCTGCCTCTTTGAACAATGTGCTTCCAAACTTTTCAACCGCGTTACCTATTATGCTTTGAGCCTGTGCAGCTCCTGCAGCTCTGGTGGCTGACGGCGTAATGTTGGTAGGAGTCTTAGGAGTGCCGCCCGAATCAAATCTTGATCTGTAATTTCTTATTACTGGCATTATTGACCCTTCTTGCTGGATTCGCTTGATCCGACAAATCTAGTTATTAGCGTACCTGCAGCACCTAATCCTTGAGCTACGCCTGCAGCTCCCGCTGCCTGGCCCCCTGCTCTGCCCCCAGCAACTGCCGCAGCTCCACCTTTTCTTATGATGGCCGCTTCTTGTTCTGCTCTTGTCTTCATGTTAGTTACTTCTTCGTCAGCTAACATAGCGTTCTGTTGTAGTACCGCAAGGGCTGATCCTGAAAGCTGGATGCCCGCAGCGCCAATGGCTGCTCGGTTAGAACCCTGATCTTGGTTAAAAGAAAACTCAAATTTCTTAGCAGCTTCTTCTGCATCTTTAAGTGTGAGAAGAGCATTTTCTTCAGCTATGCCTGCAGCTATGTACCCTGCTTCTCTTTCGGCATCTCCTCTTTTCCTGGCGGCATCGATCCCAATTACGGCACCTACCGCTCCTACAATTGCTGCACCTGTGGCCATTACAAACCCTCCTTAACTAGAGAATACATGGAGTAGTCTTCGCCGGCTCGCCCATAACTAACTAGTCGTTTAGCATCAAGTTTAAAACCCAGTGCCTTGGCCCATCGATGACCGTTCTTGAAATCAGTATGAATCATGGACTCTATTCTTTTAACTGGAGCTCCATGCAAAAGCTTCTTAATCTTATTAAACATTGGCAGGAACTTATCCGTAGAGTTTTTATCTATAACTGTCCAGGCTTCTGATCTTCCGGCCCAATAAGACAGCAGCCCCGCACATGCCACAATCTTTCCGTCCACTACGATAGTGCAGCTATACTCGTTGGCCTCTAAGAGCTCTAAAGCTTTGTCAGTGAGAGCAGCCTTTATGGGATATCCTGTGTGGAACTCATCGAGCTCTTCTAGGTGTTCTCTTTTGAATTGCAAAAGCCGGGCCCTCATTATCTATCCTGCGTAGTCATCTGGGGCATTAGTGCCAATATAGTCCCAGGAAGTGGTTGGCTTTGTTCCCAACAAAACTGGTTATTCTTGTCATAGTTTGCATCTAATCTTTCTTCTAGTATCCCTGTGAACACAGGCACCGCTCTGCTCATAGGATCCGCTGTGGTTCTAAAAGTAATGTCATCCAGTTCACCGAAAGCAAATCCAATACTAAGGCCCAAGGTTCTGTGAAGCATCATGGCCATAACATTCATTCGTCTATTCTTTCCGATGGATGTGCCGTCTGCAGAGCCTGCATCTAGGCGAAGCAGCTTTCCCCTGCTCCGGTAGTTGAGTCCAACGTGAACCGTAGTAGCGGGAGCGTCCAAAGATATGGCCCCTGAAGCTACTACTTTATCAGGCTGTACTGCCCCGTCTCCTAAGATATTGACTGTCTCACCTTCTAAGTGTGTAAGGCCTGAGACCGAAGAGATATACTTTCTAACTTCTCCTGCACTTACATAGGTAGTGAACGCGGAAGAGTCTATATCTACTGCGGTTGATTCGTTTTGTATTTCAAATGTATTAGTTGTCTGGTTAGCTACGATGTATCCGTTAGTGTTAAGCTCTGACATACCTAGTACATCAGATATAAGAACTACGTCGCCGTCGGAAAACCCGTGGCCGTTGGCTGTGATCACGCATGGATCAGCTTTTGTAGCTCCCGATATTACAACCGGGGCATCATATGTAAGACCAGAGTCTACAAAGAATGCGTCTTTTAATTCTACGGTGTCATCAAACGGGTCAGTTACATACTCGACATGTCTAACAACTGCGCCGTCTATATATCTTTGAACGCCTATCCATAGATCTTCTGTAGTTCCGTCAGGAGATGGGATCACAGATACCGTTTCTACTTTTGCAGCGGTGCCGGCTGCATCACTTGATCCACCAACTATGTGTCTGTGCCATCCGACTTTAAACTGTTCTGCATCTCTTTCATAGGTAAGTCCAACTAACTGGCCGTCTGTTCTAACAACCCATAGTATAGGTTGTGGCTCTTTCTGGATTACCGTTTGTACTATGCCAGACTGGGTAATATGCTCAGAGAGTAAAGTTAAGTCGGTAGCTCTGAATCCATCTACATCAAAGTAATAACTCAACTCTCGCACCTTTCTTCCAGCTCGTTGAACAAACAGAGCTGCTTTGCCTACTTGAGGTGGTTGTAGATTGGCGCTGCCAAAGGTTGTGGATCTCTTAGCTGTTATGTTACTTGGGGTAATTGCTTCCCCAGCAGACGAGGGTCTAACTATCCACTCACCTGCAGAAGTTCCAGCCATCAAACCTTTTTCATCACTAGCTAGCCAGACAACAGAGTTAACGTCTGAAGCACTTAGTGAGAAACTAACAGCATATGCATCGGTCAATGCACCTGAATTGTCGGTCGGTCTGAAATCGTAATAGTCTCCTGTGAAACTCATATCTATTCTTTGCGGAGTTACAGGTACGCCCGCAAAAACCAATCTGTCTTCATGGAAAGAAACTGTAGAAGGAAATCCTGAGCTATTAGACCAGAGGCCAATGCGCCACTCTGCTGTAGCTACGGTGCCCGCTAGTGTAGAATAAACTAGCCCCGTCACTATAGTCGTAGATGTGAATCCGTTTATGTATACATATCCCCAAGTGGCCCCCGCCTTCATGCGAAGAACCCTGCCTACGTCTGTATTCAAAAACCCTTGATTATCATTTATGCCGTTAACTGCAGAGGCGGTTATGGTTACTGCACCCGTGGTCGCGTTGGCGGTAAGAGTTGTAGCTGTGTTGTTTATTGGCATGTAAGGGCCATCAATAGTATCTAGTGTGGCCAGCGTCCAGTTAGTATCTGTAACTCTAGTCAGTATTGCAGGGAACTGACTTGGATGGGTTATGTATAGGACATCCCCTACCTGTGCAAATTTAAGATCAAAGATCTCTGATGTTGAGAACCCAGTGACCACCTCATAAGGTGACCCTCCATTCATAAGAAGAGCTCTGTTTTTGTAGAACCTCAACACTCCGTTGGTGAATTCTAATATGAATGATTCAGCTGTAGAGAACTGAAAGGGTATGAGCCTGGCAGCTGCGGTAGACAACTTGGTGTCTGAAACATATCTGGTGCCCATTCTACGAGTGAGACCGCCCTGTAGCGTAGGTATATAATTCTGACATATCGACATGCCTTCTCTATACCTGTCGATATCGACCCGCCCCTCTAATAAGGGACTAAACTCTCCACCAGAAAAACTAGTTTGAATGGGCGAAACTTTTGGCATCTACCTTCTCTTTGTTACCCACTCATCATCGGGCGGAGTAAAAGCTGTTCTTTCTATTGCGTTGACCCTTCTAGCTTCAGCTATCGTGTCTCGGTACATGAGAAGAGCCATTTCTTTTTTGGTATTTGATTGTGTTATTTCTTCCGCAAGCTCTGCAGCTATCCTAGAAGAAAGTGCTTCTCTGAATAATATGTCCATCTCATTTGGATCGGTTACCCCGTAAACATACCTAACATCTAGTGGTGCACTGTCGTTGGTTACAATATTTCTTCCCTCTATTTGCCAATCATCATCTAATGTATTTAGCTCAGGGTCTTTGGGTTGTAATCTTAGAAAGTCACTAGGTAGTGGGAACTGGGTAGTTCTTCCAAATAGAGGAGTGGCAACGTCTGCCGCAAGTTGAGCTCTCTTTATAGAGAAACTCCACGGGTGAGCTCTAAGCTCAGCATCTCGCAATACCGCATAAGCGTTGTTGCATGCTCTGCCGTTAACCGAATTCTCGGTGAGACTTACGATTCGTTTTGCACCAAGCTTTTGTAAAGCTCTGTTACAAATCTCAACTTCACTGGCCACTTAAACCTCCTAGCAATATGGAACGGTATTCAATCTGGCATATACATCTGTTGCAGTTCCGCCCGTTAGTACCATTCTATAAGATCCAGGGGGTAAGTCTAAAGCGGTAATTCCATCCGCTGTTAGGTTGACACTTACTGCGATGGCATTTCCATCAGGACCTTGTAGCTCAAGGTTTAAAGCTGTTGGGTATGAAGATGCTTGAACTGTTAATACAGAACGCCCGCCAGGGAATACCTGCCAAGCCTCTTCCGCCAAATTATCTTTGTTCTCTAGTAAAGTAATTCCTACTGAAGCCATTGAATCCTCCTTAAGCTGGTGGCCAATTGCCTTTTACAATGTGATTCTTGATCTCTTCAATCTTCTGAAGAACTTCTGATTTCTCAAGGTTAACCGCCAAATCAATAGCGATCTCAACATCCTTAGTGGGTGTTGATGTTCCCTCCGATACGTCAAACTCAGTATCGCCTCTGTCTAGTCCATAAAATCTGTCTGGCATCTCGGCCTCCTTAAAAAAAAAGGTGGGCCGTTAAGCCCACCGATTAACGTTACTCTACATACCTAATCTTAAGAGATATAGTATCAGCTGCGTCGTCTGCAGTTGTAATTGTGCCTACAACATCATAAAGAACCTTTGGATCTTCTGTAAGACCTAAAGCTTCCCATACTGGCTTCTCAACATCTTCGATGCCGAAAATTCCAGACTCATGAGTTACGTCACTGTTTGCAAGGACAGATCCAATTGCTTGAGCGCTTGCAAAAAGGTCAGCGTCTGCTACAGCTCCGCCGTCAAGAGTACTGGAATATAATCCAATATCCATGGCACCGGAAGTGTTGTTTCCATCACATGACAAAAGAACCTGAGAGATTCTAGCGTTAGAGGGGACGGAACCGAAATAATATTTAGATCCAGCAGAGTCATCACCATTGGTTTCAATAGTACCTACCGCTTCGAGCATTGGAGAACGAGATACAGATGGGTTTGAAAGTACAACGGGTGAGCTGTCTCTGTTAGAAATTGATGTGGCTTTGGTTTCTACTACGGCCATTTTAAACCTCCCTTACGCTTCTGAGCATTTAACTTCGACAGTTTTTTTCTCTTCGAGTCTAGTAGCTCCGGCAGTCATGTAGACATACGCTTGGAACGGCAAAGACTTAAGATCTTTTCGCTGTGAAATATCGGTTGAAATATCATTCCAAAGACCTAGGTGCATCCCAGACTTGGCAAAAATTGGAACTCGTCTATAAGCAGATCCATCAACGTCTAATCTTTCAGTATGAACAAAGTTCATTCCCAAAAATCTGCTGATGCGTCCCTCTAGTAAAACGGGTCTGTCGTTGTAATCCATGCTGATAACCTGAGCCTCAGCAAGTAAGTTGTCATGCTGTTTAGCAGTAACAATACAAGTGATAGGATCTGCATCCAAATCAACTTCGTTAGCCATAAGGATACGCTTGGCTTCACGAAGCTTAGCTACAGTAAGGCCAGTGTTTCCACTTGCTCCGTAGTTGACAGCAATTTGCTGAGCAGCCGGGAAAGCAGTTGAAGTTGCACCAGTCTCGCCAGTCTTTGAATCTGCAAAGAAAGAATCGATGATGATGTCATCCATCTTACGGCCAGCAGCAAAAACAGCGTTTTGAACGTAAGCAGATTCTGGATCAGTTAAAAGGCGTAGCTTGTCGAAGCTATCCAAAAGTTGTGGCAAATCCCAATCTTGGGGAAGTACCCAGCGTCTGTCAGTGGCAGCGTCAACACGACCCATTGCCTCGAAACGACCAGAAACTTGTTGCATTTCAACTGCACCAAATTGGTCAACCGGCGAAGCCTGTTTGCCAATGTGGCTGTCAGACATGACAAAAGAGCGTAATTTAGAACCCTTTTGTTGTAACAACAGATCGATGTTAGTCGCGAACTGTTGCGCATAATGTGTAGGAATATTGATAGACATTACGTCACCCTCCATAAGTTAAAGTTAATGAACTCGAAGGGCTTGTCTTTGCAGGGCCAGCTTCATACCTCTATAAACTGAGGCAAGTCACCGTCTTTCCGGTAGTCAATCGGCTCAGTCTCTATGACTGAGTTATCGACAATAGAACAATAAGTTAGATGATAGCTGTACTGGCAAAGCTAAGTCAAATTTTTATATGACCGGAGTCCCTGGGTTTGCCATTTGGTGCAGCTTGCTCATCTCATCTCTAGCCTGCAAATCACCCGTGGTGTACCTCTTGATAAAGTCTCTGTCATTTTTAAGTGCAGATATGCGACTATTGGCTTGCTCTGGACTCATAACATTAGAGAATCCTGCGTTCTGACCAGAGATATACTTATCTTCTACGCCAATCTTAGATCCGATGTTCTGCAAGAACTTCATCACTCCAGAAAACCCCATGGCTGTCTCTAGTGAATCAATCTCGTCTCCAGTAATGCCGAACTGCTCGGCCGCACTTTTGGCTGTATCTAAATTCTGTCGATAAGCCGCGCCCCATTCTTTCTTAAGATCAGACTCTTGCTGTTCGATCCTGGCATTGTGGGCCTCATTGCTTGCTTCATTTATTCCAGACATGTGCTGGTTATATCCCTCAAACAAAGCCTTGCCTTGGGCCTCTGTTAGATTGAGATCAAAGAACGCCGTCTTTGCCCAGTTCATAAAGTTCTGATCCCCGCCTTCCGCTAGGTTCATTCCATACCCATCAGGGTTGGAAGGCTTCCCAAGTTTTTCGTATATTCCTTTCCACTCGGGTGCATCAGGGCTGTCTGGTAATTTAAGTAATCTATCTTCAGGAACCCCTCTTAATTTCTCAAGGTTCTGATAGCTCTCTAATACAGAGCTTGCATCTTGGAAGCCCTTTGTAGCTATATAATCTTTTTGATCTGAATTGAAATTGTCTGTCCAGTGGCCCTTGCCTTCTGCACTAGGTACCTGTCCCATTGGTTGAGATGTGCTGCCTGATGGACTAGTTCCGTCTACGCTGCCCGCGGGGGCTGCCAAAGCTTCTGAGGCTCCTGCCGCTGGTGCTGCCTCTACTGGTGCTGATGCTTCTACTTCACTCATAAATTATCCCTTCCCATGTATATATTTAATAATTGATCTGGTGTTAAATCTAAATGCTTTTTGATACGTAACCACACTTCTCGCCTACCTTCTAGAACTGCGTGAACCCTAGGGTCTGGATCGAAGGTGGTTTCTTCTGCTCTACAAAAACTAGCTAAATCAGCAAGGACTGTTTTCACAGCCTCGCTCTCTTCAGGGAAGGTCCTTATGTATGCAGTTTTTCTATCTCTTAATGCATTTGTGGTACGGGTTCTTAAATCATCCGCGCTCGACACATATGCTCCTATCCCGACTGTTGTCGTTTGGTATCCGCGTTTACAACTGCAGCGGCCCCAGGAGCAGCATCAATCATTTGTTGTTGCTGCTGCTGTTCTGCACGTCCTGCGCGAATCTCTTCGACCGCTTCTAGGCTGCGCATCCATCTAGTGGGAACTGCGTTTATTTCAGATACTTCAGGAACGATAGCATCCCAATCATAGTGGTCAAGTGGTTCTGGATTTCCAGTTACGTTAACGATGTTGAGTGCAGCCTCTAAAGTTCTAAAAAGTCCTGCAGCTTCTTCAGCTCTTTGAGCTCTTGAAAGGGGAGAGTCATACTCGAGTCTGAACTCAGCCCCAGCCTCTTCTACAATCGGAGGCATATCGGGGAGAAGTCCTTGTCTAGATAACACATCTAGTTCTCTTACGACCATCGGGCCAAGGTACTCTGACTGTTGGCGGCCAAGAGTTGGAGCAAGCAGGATGCCCTTCTCTCTGGTTCTTTCCATAACTTCTGTTGCGGTCATCTGAGAATTCTCAGTTAATATCTGAAATAGAGTTACTAAGAAAGCATCGTTAACCGTGGTTCTTTCATCGTCCATCATCTCTCTGTTGGCGTGAATGTTTCCTGTAGGTAGCGCGTGAACTAATGCCCTACCATCTTTGGATACACCGCCAGAGTTAATAGCCCCCGGCTTTAAAGAGAACTGATCTATGATTCCATCATCATGCGTCAATAACACGGGGTCTACCGCCCTGTGCCCTTGTTTGAGCATGGTCTTCTTCATTTCATTTAAAGTTTTAACCGATGGCAGAACATCCATTGCTGGAGATCTACCGTAAACTTCCCCAGGAGACTGCTCGTATCTAGAAGCTGCGTAAGGGAAAGTGTGGTATCCGCCTTCAGAGAGCATGAATCTCTCATCCATAAGTACATATTCAGACCTGTACCTCATTCCTTTTTCGTCTAACCTATCTGCCTCGAAGTCGGGTCTCTCTGATACACGGTGGAGAATTTGCATCTCAGTAGTTTCATTTTGAGTTAGCCGAGCAGCAACCCCAGAAGGTGTATTGTCTGGCCACTTCTCTTTTATCTGTTTAACCGTCATTGTGAATGATCTTACAACTTGGTTAATAACGCCTTGATGGTTCTCTGAGAAATAGATCTCACCGAGGTGGCAAGCTTTATATCTTGCTCCCTCTACTCGACCTGGACGTAAATCAAGATCATCAATAAACATAGCTGAAGATCCAAAAGCTCCAAGAGATTTGTAGTTCATCTGGTTTTGAGAAGCGAAGTTAGCTTCGGGGGCATATCTGTGTTTGAAAAGAAGTCTGTTCACTTCGTCAAACCAAAGCCTAGCTTCCCTGTTCTTATTAAGTTCAGGGTCGGAAGCCATGATTCTGTGCCAGATCTGGTTACGTGGCGTCAGTAACGAATCAAGTATGGAGCCAAATCTGCCAAGGGCAATAGCTGCAGTGGAATCAAAAACTAAATCGTTTCTTTTGTTCCCCTTTGAGAGTGTATTCCTTTGGAACTTTTCAGAGTTTGACGGGTATATCCGATCTGCAATTTCCTGCCAGTGTGCTTCCCACGTCCCTCTTTGACCAGAGATGTCCTGCCAAGTCTTTATGACTTCAGCTACTTTGTCTTCGTTAGTTTTTGCCATTTTAGGCTCCTAATAGTGTTCTGCGTGAAGTGCTTCCTGAACCTAAAAGGTTGCCGCCTAAAGAGCCGGCTTTCTTTCTACCGCCTACAATACTAGCTGCTCTGCCTCCACCTTTTCCGACAGCATTAGCCTCAGTGTCTTTTCTCAATTTTCTATCCTTAGCTATATCAGCTAGATCTTTATCATCTTCTTTCTTCTTTATGATTGGGTCGAGTATCTCTTTGATACTCGCATCAAGCTCTCTTTTTTGATTTTCGTCAGTTTGCAATTCAAACACACCCATTATATCCCCCTAAAAGTCTTTAAATTATCAACCGAATATATCATAGTCCATATCTTTCGCTTGCTTCATGTTCCCGCTAGACTTTCTAGCTGAGAATAAATCTTTCCTGGCCACCCTAATTGAGAACGTACAGGCCAAAGCATCCCCGTGATCTGGGGAAGACAGCCCTCGTTTTTTCATCTCTTCTTTAGGCTCCAGCATGATCTTATCACTGCGGCCCATGAATTTATACTGAGGTCCAGATAAATCATCTATAAGGTCTGGCTCGTTATCTATGCACCCGCCGCGCAGCCATTCCCTCATTCGATCCCACATCTCTGTTCTGTGGTTGGCCCACTCCTCTACACTAGACTTGGATCCGAACCAAACCTCATGGACTTTGTACCCAAGTTCCCTGAGTCTATCGATAACCCCTGTGCCGTTTCCGGCATCTATGCACACTGCATCAGGGTTGTACTTGTCTATATAGAATAAGCATTCATTTGCTACGGCCATGTTGTCCATGCCCTTGATGCCTATAGGGGGAAGAGTCCTAGCGTCTCTGCCTCTCCTGAATCTGATGACTGTTGAGTCATCTCCGAATCGAGCAATGTCGACTCCCATAATAAGAGCGGCATGGTCATCGGTCTCAATTTGTCGCCCAATCGCAGACTCAATATATTCTCTAGAGATGAACTGCTTATCTCCTTGCCTCGGGAACTCTCCCTTAACCTCGATTCGAGCTTCGTCTGAATCTTCGCCGTGTTTCTCAACGATCTGGTTAAGCTTATCATGGTCAGTTCCCTCAACAGATCTGGAGTCAAGGTTGCGTCTCTTCCAGTATTTTCTGGATTTATGGAAACATTCATAAAATTCTCCTGTATTTCTCCGAGGATTTGAGAAATTAAACCAGTACCTGTGAAGCACTGGCTCTGTGTAAAATCCCTCGGTAACTGTCCATATAGGCTTTGGGATACCACTGGCCTCGTCAAATATCACCATAATCCCGTTGTGATTGTGCACCCCCGCAAAAGCGTCGGGCTTTTCTTCGGACCAAAGCTGGGCCTGCGCGTAGTAGTAACCCGTATCTATCTTGAGCTGGTTCTTCAGTGCATCCTCAAACCAACCCGCTGGGGTAAAAGAAAGAGCGGTTCTGTCAAACCAATGAGAATTGATCATTAAGGTGTGCCACTTGCCTAGCTCAGCCCAAGTTCTTGATTTAAGCTGCTGCTCTGTGTTTGCTGTGGTTATACATGTGCTGCCAAGGACGCAAGACATCATCCAGTTATTGAGCCAAGCCGTTAGTGCAGATTTACCCACTCCCCGGCCCGAAGCCGTGGCAGATTGATATATCTTAGGATTTAACCCCTTAGCCATTAACTCTTTATTATCTTTTATATGTTGCCCAACTGCATGAAGCTCGTCGAGCTGCCAAACCCTAGGAGCTTTGAAGCCTTCTAAGGGTGTGCCCTCTTTACCCCAAGGGTAAGCAAATTGCACAAAGTTAGCGGGACTCTCAGCAATTTGAGGATCCCAGAGCTCTGTCATCAGAAGTTTTTCCTGTTCAGGACTATATTGCTGTTGAGTCTTGGCCATAGACTTAGAAGTATAGTTATAATACTGTTTATTTAACAAGCTTTTAGGGGATTTAATGTCTGGCAAAATATATGCTACGGAGCAATTAGAAGAGACCATTAACGATAAATACCAAGACGTTACTGGAACTGTTGTAGGCACCAAGCAGGGCATGGATGTAGCTCTTCTCCCGGGCGGTAACTCCACTTATAGATATGACACTAGCTCAACGGCCAATACAGTCTATATAGGTGTTGCAGCGATTGGAAGTGCTACTTCCGGTGCGGTTTGGCAGGTTTATAAGTACGACACTTCAGTGATTAACGTTTTGTTTGCCGACTCGGACGAACTCTTTGATAACATTTGGGATAACAGGACGGGGTTAAGTTATGGCTGATGCATTTAGATTAGTAAAGCTTCTTGATGGGCTAAACATTAGTATAGATGCGACCGGCATCTTAAGTAAGTATGACGCCACGGTTGCTCCTGCGGTCACTAACGATACGGCTGAGGGTTACAGTGTCGGTAGTCATTGGGTAGATGTTACTGCCGACGAGGCTTATATCGCGGTTGATATTACTGCTGGCGCGGCTGTTTGGTTGAACGTATCAA